CGCAGCTCTCGGCGCATACGGCCCGGATCACATTCTTTGACGAGGTGGACCGTTACCCGACGATTGTGGGCAAAGACAACCACGAAGAAGGCGACGTGATACTGCTGGTCGAACAACGGAGCAGCCGCTTTTTAAATCCGTTTTCGATCAAGACCAGTACGCCGACCGTAAAAGGTTTTTCACGTATCGAAAAAGAATACGAGCGCAGCGATAAACGGCGCTGGTACGTGAAATGTCCAGGTTGCAAAAGGCAGTTTGTCATTCTGTGGAAAGATATCCGCTGGGACCGGGTAGTTGACGACAAAGGCAATGTTACCGACGAGAACCCCGAGAGCGCTTATGTCCAGTGTCCGGTTTGCGAACGGCATATCTCCGATGCTGAACGCCAACGGATTGTGAGAGGTGGTCGCTGGGTGGCCGCTAATCCGAAGGTCAAGAACCGTCGCGGTTACGCTGCGAACGCGTTTCTGGTGCTTGGCCCGCCAAAGGAAGGCTATCGCAACTGGCTCCATTACTTCGTGCAACGTTACCTGGATGAACGCGAACTGGGGACTAAAGGAATGCGCGAATGGCAGAACTTGGTGTTAGGCGAGACATTCGAACTTGAGACCGATCCGCCACCGGATTTTTTAAGCTTGCACGCCAGGCGTGAACGGTACGACGAGCATGAGGGCGAGGTTGTCGTACCCGAGCGGGTGATCCTCTTAACGTGCGGGATCGACGTGCAACGCGACCGCATAGAATTTGAGATTGCCGGGTTCGGGTTAAACGATGAATCTTGGGGGATCCATTACGGAGCGGTCCGGGGCAATGTGCAAAGCCCGAAATTCTGGGATGAAGAAATTAAACCCTGGATCGTTAAGAAATGGCGGCACGCAAGCGGTCATTGGCTCAGTCCTCACTGTACCTTTATTGATACCGGCGATAAGCCGCAAGCTATGTACGCTTTCGTACGTCGGTGCGCGCCGGCCCATGTCTACGCCACCAAAGGCTACGCTGGGTTTGCGCCCAATTGGGTGACCCGGAGCGGCGGCTCAAACGCTCGGCTATTCATCATCAAGGTCGACACCCCAAAAGAAAGTCTTTACTCAAACTTGCGGCTGATTGAGCCCGGGGCTGGCTACTGTCATTTTCCCGTAAACGAAAAGAGTGGGTACGACGAGGTTTACTTTAGCCAACTGACCGCCGAACGGATGGTGTTAGACGGACCGTATCCGCATTTTGTAAAGCATCACTCCAGCGTCCGAAACGAAGCGCTCGATATCCGGGTGCTTTGTTTGGCGGCTAAAGAATTGGTAACCGAGGATCCTAATTACACCAAAGCTAGGGGTTGGCTGGCCAGCCCGCCTGAAAACGATTGGCGGCCGGAGAGACCAGTTAAACCCGAACCGGCGATTACGATACCCGAAATCAAGCTTAACCCGGAACTGATCAAGGCGGCGACTAGCCCGCCGCGAATGAGTCCGTTCCGGCCACCAAAAAGTGGTTGGAGCAGGGTCCGGTGAAACCATTTATCGAATCCCAAGCGCTGGTGTTGTTCCGAGCTTATCAAACAGGTGGCGAGCTTGATCCGCTCTTAAAGCTTTTGATTCCGGTCGCTGAAACGGTGATCTGTAAGAAGCTCGGGTTTATCGCGCCAGACTATGACGAGATTCGCGCATATGTGTTGCGCCGGATGTTCCACGGCCTGGCTAATCGGTACGATCCGGCACGCGGTTCACTGTTTAACTTCGTTACCAAGCTGACCGAGAATAGTCTGATCGATTTGCTCCGACGCAAGGTTGCCCGGGCTAAACACGTTGCGCCCTTGGACGATGAGATGATTGCCCGCATCGGCGTTAACGGCGCTGAACACCGGCACGCTTGCGCCGAAATCACTTATCGGGTGATGCAGGTTAGAACCATCACCCGCGACCGGCATGAAATCGAAGCGCAACGTTGGTTGGTCAAGAACCTGCTAACCAGCGATTTTCGTTTTTTCCGGCACGAAGCAGCCGACGCGATGTCGATTGTCTACGGTATTGCGCCGGATCGAGCGCGAAAGTTGTTTGATATTACACTTTTGAGTGTGCGCCGAATGCTCATTGGACAACGAACCTTAAAACCGGTTGAGGTCGGGCAGTTGAGCGGAACCAAAGCTAAAGCACTCCTTCGGTACCGGTCCCGACTTGGCGACGCTGAATTTGCGAGACTCGTGTTCCTGATGCGTAATCTGGCGCCCTCGATCATCGAGACGGGCGAATTTACGCTGCAGGACATCCTTTACGGACCACCCGGCGAACGCGCACTATTTTCCCATACCGAAGCGCTATTGGCCTCTTCTAGAACGTAGTTAGTGCCTAAAGAGAGCGCTTTCTCATGGTAAATTCGTACATTATTTCCGGGCTCGGCGTACCGACCTCGATCGTTTTTCCGACACCGTTGACCGCAGGCGATACGTGGAGTTTTCAGATGTCCACTGTTGACTGGCCCGATTGCAGTGCCCAGATCGTTTTCGCGGCTGATAGCGCTAAACTCTCCAGCACGGCTACTGTAGTCTCCAATTATTATCAGTGGGTGATTCCGGGCACCGATACACAGAAGCTTATCCCCGGGCCGTACCGTTACCAGGTCTTTATGACCGACGCGCTCGGTAACCGGTACACTGCCGAGCAGGGACAGATAATTGTCGTTGCCGATATTTCTGACCCGAACACGCTGGTTACCGAGACGACCACCAAACTTCAACAGCAATTAGCTGCCTGTGATGAAGCTTTGCTCAAACTCTTAAGTAATCCAACGAGCATGGTTCAGTACGGTGGCCAGATGTACCAGTTCCAAGATGTTCAGAAACTCTTCCAAGTGCGCGACCAATTGCAGGCCCGGGTTAATGATGAAGCCGACAGGCTGCGGGGTGCCAAGGGGTATGGCAAAATTACTTGCGTCTTTACCGATTATTAAGCGATGGGGATCTTGAGTTCTATCGGTTCGCTCTTTAGGCAATCGCCCAAGGTTTCAGAGATTCCCCTTGAGACTAAGCCTATTGATTGGTCGGTGCTGCGCGCTGCGCCGTTTTCCTTAAACGGGCATACCAAGACCAACCCGGAACGGTGGATGGATCGTATGCTGGACGCGTTTACTCCGGGGTCGCTCTCACGGAGCTATGACGGCGCGGTGAACGCGACGATTTATGATCCGAGCTGGTTCGGCTCAAGTACGAGCGGCAGCTACGAGGTATTGCACGGCTGGCGGCAGATCTGTTACTTGGCCCGGGATCTGGAGCGCAACAATAGCCACGTGACAGCCTGGTTGCGCGAAGTGACCAATAACGTATTCGGGTCAACTGGAATCCGGATCCAGCCCCGGGTCCGGCTGGTAGACGGTCGCAAGAAAGATCGGGCTAGCGGCCCGCTTAATACCGACCTGAACAAGCGGATTAAAGACGCCTGGATCGATTTCCGGCGCCGGAAGAATTTTGAAGTTACCCAGAAGTTTTCCGGTGCGACTTGGGACGAACTATTAATGCGTCGGGCGCTGATTGACGGTGGCGTGCTGTTGCATTTGATCAGAGGTTATAAAGGCAACAAGTACGGGTTCGCCGTTCAAGCGGTTGAGATTGACGCCCTCGACCTGTGGGCCAACGAAATTTATGGGCCAAACAGGATTACGACCGGGGTTGAGACCGACGCCCAAGCAAAAGTTACCGGTTATTGGATTATCGATTATGCCCAGAGCGATCTATTTGCCGTCAACACGATCGGCCGGCGAACCCGGTACTTACCCGAGGACATCTTGCATTTCTGGTTTCCGCAACGAATCACGAGTGTGCGCGGTATCTCGGCGCTGGCACCGACCATGATCGATCTGCGGATGCTCTCCAAGTACGAGGAAGCCGCCGCGATCAGCGCCCGGAACGCTGCCGCCAAGATGGGCTTTTATCTACGTGACCCGCTCCATCCGGGGCCGCAATATGAAGGCCAACGGCAACGCCCGGACGGCACCATTGTGGAGGAAGTCAGCCCGGGCAGTATTTTCGAATTGCCGGCCGGCTACAAGTTTCAAGGATTTGATCCCGGACATCCGAACGACAGTTACCCGGAGTTTCGCAAAGGGATGTTGCGCACTTGTGCCAGCGCACTCGGGGTGATGTATAACACGCTCGGGAACGAAATGGAGAGTGTTAACTACTCCAGCGCTCGGTTCGCTAAAGACGTCGAGATTGCTGCCTGGAAAAACATGCAACGTTTTTACGTTGAATCGGTCTTACA